TAGTCAAACGATGTGGCTGTGCTGCCTTTTTCTAGTTGTACGCCTGTGATGTAGAAGGTGGCTCCGCTTGTGCCTACTACTGAGACTGCGCCTGTGGGAGCGTAATAAGAACCTGCCGCCCATGCGTTTGCTGTTGTGCTTCCAGTTGAGCCTGTCCCTAAATTAAACCAAGCGTACAAGCCCACGCCGTTAGTTGCGCCAATCCATGTGCCAGTTGTGTCGCCAGCAATCGTTACAGACTTTTGCTCCCATGTGTTTGCCGTAGAAACTGTGTAGCTAAACGGGTAGCTTCTACTGTAAGCACTGTTATTAATAGCGCCTCCAAAAGTTCCTGTCAGGCTTGAGCGAACCCAAAATGACAATGTAATTGTCGAAGCGCCAGCAGCGCCAAACCCTAAATCCGAGGTGTTAAAACCTTCTAGCGCCTGACCAATTAAAAAATAATCGCTTGATACAACCGAGTAAGCTGAAGACGAAGTAACACCTAAATAATTTTTAAATCCAGAAGGAGGCGTAACAGCGCCAGCGTTTTGTTGCACTGTAAATTTACTAGCTTGCGTGGTAGCTACCTTAATTCTATCCAATGTGTAATCCCCATTTGCAGGCGTCACACTCGCCCCCGCATTACGCTGGTCAATCACCATTGCGCCGTTGATGATGCGGTTTTTGAAGCCTGTCACACCATTCGCAGACGCGCTTAGTAAGTCCGCTGTGAACTTTGCATCAACTAAGTCCAGGTCGGCATTGATCTTGGTCCCCCAAGTGTCCGTACTGGCCCCAACCTCGGGCTTGGTAAGCAATAGGTTCGTCGTTGTGGAATCTGCCATTCTTAAATCTCCTTATGCGGCCTCTTGCCACGTTGTTGAATTATCTGCAACTACAGTCCATGTCTCTGACGTATCAGAGATCGGTGACCAGGACTCTGACGTATCAGAAATTTGGCCCCACCCGAATCTAACCATTGTTCCTGCAAAGCAAGCAGTCTGTACGCCAATTATCGCAATAGATACGCTATTTGTGGCAGAGCCAACTGAGCCAGTTGCACTGACCCCAGTGATAGCCTGGAACGTAATGACCTCTGACGGCATTGTCTCCACTGCACCCGTAGCAGAGTTTCCTGTAACTGCTCGCAGTCTGCTAGTTGTAACCGAGCCGATAGAGGTTGTTGAGGCGTTACCAATTGCCTCAATGGTCAATACTTCCTGAACGCTGCCAACGGACAGGGTTGAGGCATTGCCTGTAACGGCTTTGGCTGATGAGGGGGATAGAGTGCCAATTGCACAGGTGGACGCATTGCCTGTGATTGCAATCGTTCTTGATTGGGTAACTGTGCCGACATTGCCAGTGGCAATTGTCCCGTCCTCTTGGATTGATCTATTGGTTAGGACTGTGCCGACGGCAGTAGTAGACGAGTTTCCACTGATGCCTATTGCACCAATGCCCCAAGCACCTCTACCGTAATAACTTGTGCCGTAAGCAGCCATGCCGCTGCTCCCGTGTTAAGCCAGACGAATCAGGCCGGTGCTTGCATCGTTTGTTGGCATGGTCAGGGTGAACGTGCCAGCCGTGACAGTCTGCGATCCAAAGGTATGAACGCTTACTGCCTTGTTGGATTGGGTCGAGTTGTAGATCAGGACGCAATCAAAGGCTGTAGACAAGGTCACGGAAGAGTAAGAAATGCTTGCGCTAGGAGTGACAAACGCCGTTGTTCCGCTGGTGCTTGGTACAGTGCCAAACGTCACAGCAACACCGCCAGCCGTGTAGCCAGTGCCTGATACCTCGTCAGAGGCTGAGTAGGCTGTGGTAGCCGCATTGACTGTGGCAGATGCCAGATACAGGGCTGCTTTGAACGAGTCAGCAGTTGTTGCAGCGCGGATAACGCCTGTACCAAAATTGTGATGGCCGACCAAGAGTTCACCTTTGAAGCTGGTGCAGAGGGCTTGGGTGTTAGAAATAATAGTTCCCTTCTTGGGTTGTACCCAATTTAAGTTTGCGATTTTGCCATTTTTTGCCGTTTTTCAAGGCACTCACATGGCTTTGCGTAATTCCAAATTCAGCAGCAATTTTTCTTTGAAGTTTACTTGATTTTCTTATAAATTCAACTTGTTCATCTGTTAGCTTTGATCTTCCGTGACGCTCACCAATGCACGTTCTTCCCTTGCACTTTGCATCTTGCATATTTTCCAGTCTAGTCCCCAGCACTAAGTGGTTGGGATTTACGCAGCTTGGTGTATCGCATCGATGCATCACATCTCTTGTGTCAAGTTGGCCTTTAAAAAGACGATATGAAGCCCTATGAGACAGCTCATTTTTAACAGGAGTACTAAAAAAACCATATCCACTTTTCATGCGATACGCTGTCCACAACCAGCAACCAGAATCATGTTTATGCACATGAGACATAAACCTGTCCATTTCTGATTGTTTTGGTTTTCCGGCCACAATTATCCTAAAGGTTGAGCAACGGCTAGTGTTGCAACGTTGCGTTTCAAAGTCATATCAACGGAACTGTGAACAAGTTCATTGTTCTGCCAGTACTCGACCCACCGAGTTGTCTCGTTCTCAGTATCAATTATCCCCTCTTTTTTCTCAAGTAGGGAGTCGTCGATTTCGCCTTTGGTCGTTGTGATTAGCATTTTTACCCCAGTGTTCTTGCTCGTGCCGTCAGAGAACCGCCCGATGTTGTGCTTCGGTCATCTGCGAGTTGCAGTTGTTCTATTCCAGCAAGGTACAGCGCAGACCAAACAGAGATACGCGCATCGTCCTGTAGGTAAGGCGCGGCCTGTAGGAGTGAACCGTACAGGTAGATGTCGGGGGATGAGGTAAGAAGCCAATTTGACGCAACAGTACTTGATAACTTATACAACTTTGCGTAGTAGGTTAATTCTCCTGTGTACGATGTATCAGGGGCTGGGACAACGCGAATCTGATTCCCAACAATGCTGAAGTAGGCTGGCTTCCCTGCCGCATTTGTGCGTGATGCCAATATGTCCAATGAGTCTATTGTCTCAAACTGCATTGGAGTGACTGGGTTTGTATTTAACTTGAAAGACCTTGTCTCTAAGAAGTTTTCAGGAACCGCGCTGTACTCGGTATTGATAAGCGCATCGGCACGAACAATCATCTGACGTGTGCGCAGGTTGCGTTCGATCTGAGCCTCTGACAGCGAAATGAAGTCAGGAATTGCAGCCGTAAGGTCGGCACGGACAAGCCAGTCCGCTAGTGATGCCTTGAGTTCTGTGTATGTCGAGAGAGCCATTAGGTAGCCTTTTCCTTTTCCTCAAGGTCGCGCATGACCCATGTGTGATCGTGCTTGAATTCAAACGTCCCGATATGTCCAATTTCTTTAGACACGTCGTGGTCAATCCATATCTTAAACCCTGCGGCCTGTGCCTTACGGCAGAAGAAAATATCCTCACCAATGTAGCCACGCTTATCGGTGCGCCAAGGAGTCTCAAACCAAGGCTCTGTGAGTGCCTCAAATACGTTGCGCTTGATGAGCATCACGCCCATCCCAATACTTCCAACTTCCTCTATGCCTGTAGATTCAGGCATTGTGTAGACCAAATCACGCTCTCCGTTAGGTCCGTAATTCTGAGCCGTTGGGCCTGTAGGCATCCTACGACGTGCGCAGTTGGTTGCCACGATGTCAAGGTCGTGCTTTAGCAGCCTCTCAATCATGTCCTGCGGGAATGTCATGTCCGAGTCAACAAACAGGATGTGGGTGCAGTTCTCGCGCATCGCGTCAAGACAAAGGTCTGCTCGTTGGTTTTGGATCAGCGTACCCTGCATGATCTTCAGAGCAATTGCGTCTGTGGTGTTCAGCGTATGGTACGTGACCATGTTGACCATACAAAACGTGTAGTTTGCGTGGACCATGTCACGCGCTGGGGTGCAGACTGCAATGTAATTTGGTTGAACCATTTTTATATATGTTTCCAGTATTTACCTTGACGTATTTGTCTAATCATCACGGGTGAACAATTAAATCTTAGTGCAAGTTTAGAGGTTTTTTCTTCGCTGTACTTTATCTCTTTTGCTTCAAATTCTTTGAGTTTTGACATCCCATGCTTCTCGCCATTTGCCTGTCTTCCTTTAAGAACTTTATCCGTCATGTTGTCTTGCTGCGTACCAATAAAAATATGATCTGGGTTCACGCAAGAACTGATGTCGCAAATATGCAATGCCATCATCCCATCTGGTATCACGCCATATTTAGATTCGTAAGAGGCTCTATGGGCAGATAAATTTGAACCCTTTCCAAGACAAGTCATACCGTATCCACGATGATTGACTTTCTTCATCCATATCCAGCATCCACTTTCAGGTATGCGAACAATTGATCTTTCAATTTTTTCAGATATTGGAATAAGAGGTCTAGCCATCAAACCTCTCCTGGACGGGTTCTAAAGTAACGGTTTTCAGGATCGTTTAGAAATCTCTTCATGTAGGCTTGGTCATCAAGTTTTCCCTCTTGTTTTAACTTGAAGTAAATACTCAAAGGGATGCTTGCAACCTTGCTCCACTCGCCATACTTGGAGTGCTTCTCTTGCAGGTTGAAGTCCTGCCTGTTCTCTTCAATGATCGCAGTGATGTCCTGCTTAGTCTCAATGGTAGCCTCATCGGTTTCTGAGTTGTAGTGCCATGTGCGATTGATGCCCAAGGCATCATTGCGATCAAAATTTTTGGATTCAATCATGTAAAAAAGAGCCAGGT